TTAAAGGGCGCGGAGACGCTTGAGACCAGGAACGCTGAACTGCTGGATAAAGCGGTGCCAGTAAAGCAATACAGCCCTGAACGTGATGCTGGTATTGTTTATCTGCACTCGGACGAGAACCCCTTTGGTGGTTATGACCGTATAGCCAAGGACCTCAAGAACTCCAGCCAGGACACCATAATGGTCCGTGCCTATGGTCTACCCACGAAGTCAATGACTTCACTGATACCTAACTTCAGCCCTGAGATTAATGTTCTATCAGAGGAGCCTAATAAATACGGAATGACCTTCCCTCCCGTGGATTCATTGACCTGGTATCAGGTAGTGGACCCAGCCTTTGCCAGGAACTACGTTAGTATCTGGGCGGGTGTCTCCGAGACTGAGAATATATATATAAGAAGAGAGTGGCCTGACAGGGACACCTACGGTGAGTGGGCGCTGTTCGGGGACCCGAAGTGGAGATACGGCCCAGCAGCCAAGAAGGTGGGCTACGATGTTGAGAAATACGTAGAACTATTTCATGAGGTAGAGGAAGAACTAGGAATACAGGTAGTCGAGAGGATAGGGGACTCCAGATTCTTTGCTAAGGAAAATGAGAACAACGTGGACCTGTTTACAAGTTTCTATGATTACGGTATGAGCTTTATACCTTCCGATGGCCAGACAGAGGCCGTGGGTGCCACAGCATTGGACGAATGGTTCTTTTATAATCATGACTACGAAATTGACGAAGCGAACCAACCCAGGTGTTATGTCCACAAGGATTGCGGAAATTTAATAGAATCAATTATTAGCTATAACTCATCAGGTAAATCAGACGAAGCGCTCAAGGACTTCTTTGACGCATTGAGATATTTAAGAATGTCCAATGCTGGGATGGGTCCTGACTACTTCTCGGACAACAGTATGGAGACAACCATGAAAAATAAAGGAGGGTACTAATGCCTAAAATAAAATTAACTACACTATCAGATGAATACGAAGTAACCTTTGAGGAAGCCATAGGTGTCGTCCTAGAAAAGATCCCTGAGGAATACATTACTGGCAGGGGCAGGAACACCTGGATCTCCGAAGAGGGTCAAGAAATCATAAAGGAGGGGCTATTTATAGACGAGATAATTCCTAAGAACTATATAGGCAAAGTAATTGCAGAATGCCCGAACCCTAGGTATAATTTTGTATACAGCAAGGAGATAGGGAAAAAGGTTCCAGTAATGATCCCCCGAAGATTGCAAGGCAGGTTTGTCGGTAAGATGATTAACTTTGAAGCGATTGAAGATCTAAAAGGCGTAAGCTATCGGTATGTCAAAAAAAAGAAAAGTTGAGGACACCTTGGACCATAAATGGTGCAGGGAGAACTCCGATAGACTGGCGTCATTTGAGATACTCAAGCGCTTTGTAAAGCACGAGACCAAGGTCCCAATGTCTCACGAAGACCTATATGATAAAATAGGGGTCTCTAAAACGCAATGGCATAGACTATTACAATCCCTAAAAGAACGACTTAATGATAAGTGACAATATTTCTGAAGCATTAACCTACCTCTCGGATGAACCCGATGTAAAGGCACTGAACTTAGCATACGACCAAACGGTTACTGAGCTTGAGGCATACTTTGACTTATGCAGAACCTCTTACGACGAACGAAGAAACTTCTGGCCAGGTAAGTCCAGGGATCACCGAAAGCACGGAGCTGATGCATTTCCCTGGGAGGGAGCATCTGACATTGAGTGCCACATCATAGATGAAAGAATTACTCGACTAGTAGCGCTATTTATGTCCTCTCTCCGTCGGGCTAATGTCCGAGCCTTTCCCGTAGAAAGCGGAGACATTGTGCGAAGCAAGGTGGTCTCAGGTTTTCTGAAGTGGATGGTCAGCTCAGGATACATCCCTCGCTTTTATAGAGAGATGGAGCTAGGTGCTAACTACCTCATGGAGCGAGGTATACTCATTACATATGTCGGGTGGCACAGGGAGGACAGAACATTTAAGCAACTGATTGATCTAAATCAGATTGCAGAAATAAGCCCAGAGGCCGCAATGGCCATACAGTCAGGGGATTCGGACGAGGAGCTAATACTCCTTCTCCAAAACACATTTGATGGAGTAACAGAGAAAAGAGCTAAGAAGGCACTGAAGCAGTTAAGAAAAGAAGGGGTTACTGAACTACCAGTTGTAAGACGGCAAGTAAATTCTCCCGAAGTTAAAACATTAGCACCCGACGGCGACTTCTTTTTTCCTCCATATGTTACTGATCCACAGCGAGCGCCCTATTGCTTCTGGAAGACGTACTACACCGCGCAGGAGCTACAGACAAAAGTATCTACTGACGGTTGGGACGAGGACTTCGTGGACTACATTATATCCAAATACAGGGGCGTTAATATCGACAGTATTGAGCGAGAACAGGAGGGTAGGCGTAGCATAAGCCTTACCGATAACGCATACGAGGCGGACGAGCTTATTGAAATAGTTTACGGATACCAGAGGCTCATCGACGAAGAAGACGGGTCAGAGGGCATTTATTGCACAGTATTCCACAAGGAGTTCAGCGGAAACGAGATTGTCCCTGGCTATGCTAAGTTTGAATTATTAAACGGATACGAGGATTACCCCGTTGTGGTAACCAGATTAGCGGAGGACACGAAGCGACTATATGATACTCAGACTATCCCCGACATTCTTCGTGGCATACAGAACCAGGTAAAGGTCGAAAAGGATTCCAGGATTGATCGCAACAGCCTCGCTACCCTACCCCCGATCCTTCACCCAGTAGGACAGGCACCTACGGACTGGGGACCAGGTCGAATGATTCCATATCGTCGCAAGGGTGATCTGGACTTCGCTCCAGCCCCTGCATACAATCAAGGCTCCCTGGAGATGGAGACTACCCTAACGGATCTTGCGGATCGACTTGTGGGTCTGGATGAAAAATCAAAAATTAGCACAGTTCGACAGCAGTTCCTTGTGGATAAGTTCCTTAGCCATACCGCAGAGGTTCTTAGAATGTCATTCAAATGCTTCCAGCGATTTGGACCTGATGAAATATTCTTCCGAGTAACTGGTATACCTGATGCACAAGTGTTCAGCAAAGGTAACCCTGATGAGAACTTTGATATATTAATTAACTTCGATGTCCTTAATACGGACCCAGAAAACGTCCAGGCTAAACTAAAGCAGTTCGCCGAACTAACGCAGTTCAATACAAATAACAGGATGAGCATGGATAACTTCTTGGACATTGCGGCCAGTGCGGTTGACCCAGTCATGGCGGATGCTATCCTTCAGCCAGTTGAAAGCGCTCAAGAAGAAGTGGTCAAGCAAGTTACCGACGACCTGGCCAAAATCTTCGCTGGTATTGAAATGCCAGCTAGACCAGCGGGAGCGCAGATTGCCATGCAGGTCATACAGGAATACACACAACAACCAGACATTGCACAACGTGCAGCTACTGATGAAGCCTTCTCTGCAAGATTACAGAAATATGTTGGTCAGTACACATTCCAGATGCAACAAGCTCAGAATGCACAGATCGGTAGAGTTGGAACGGCCCCTGCGCAGATGGGTGATATTAGCACTCAACAAATGTAATGCCCGAAATACAACCAATCAAAATCAGTTATTACAGTAAAGGTTACGGAAGACCTGAAACTGGATCATCGAACCAGAGCGCAATGCAATTCGCTACAGCTCGTGCGGAGCAGTTAAGCCAAAGGGCGATGCGGGACCTTAAAATGCGGGAGGCTGGAGCTACTATAGAAAAATACTTCGGGTCCAACGCTCCGCTGATTGCAGCTATGCTAGGAAATATTGATGTAGAGACTGGAGGAACATTTGACTTCCAACAAAAACAAAAGGGAGGCAATGGGTACGGATTGTTTCAATTCGACTTCCATAAGCCATTCTATAAAAAGTTTCTTAATGAAAATAATTTGACCGACAGTGTTGACTCCCAGGTAAGATATACCTATGAAAACGTATACGGCGGCCTCCAAGATGTTTTAGGATCAGGCAATGCTAAGAAACTTAGAAAATCATTTGAAACATCAAAGGACCCCATAAAACTGTCAGACGATATAATGAACATCTTTTTAAGACCAGGAGTTCCTCACGCTGACAGAAGAAGGGAATCCGCAAGGATGCACTCCCTAGCAATAACCCCAGCAAAGTAATGGTAAATATACAGGACGACATAAAGTCCCTTCAGAACTATGAGTCCTTTGCTAGGTTCATTAATTTAATTCACTCCCTCAGGGAAGAAACAATTTCGGAGTTACACGAAGCTCCATCGGACAAGATGCAACAGATATCGGGTCGAATAATTACCTATGACCAGGTACTGCAAATGTGTGATTGGGAGAAACTTCAAGCAACTTTTAAGGACAGGATGTAACCACCTGTGCTATAATCCAAATATCGCAATCTCTCGGCGTAAATGAGTGGCTATTATGACAGATGAAATAACGACTGCTGACTCTGGGGCAGACACAAAACCAGTGGTAAATACTAATATATCCGTAACGGATTTTGCAAATCGTCGATTGGGCGAGATGACCCCTGAGCCAAAGGCTGAGGAAGAATCGGAGCCAGTTGCTGATGAATCAGTTGAAGAGAACTCGGAAGAGGTCATTGAGGAAACTCAAGAAACCGAAGAAGAGAACTCAGAAGTTGATTTAAATTCCGAGGATGTTCTTTCACAGATTGACTTGGACACTATGTCCGAGGAGGAATTACAGGAGTTATCCGAAAGGCTAGGCAGTAAGGCTGTTGCTAGATTTGGTGCTTTGACGGCAAAACGCAAAGCAGCAGAGGAGCGATTAGCAGTACTTGAGGCAGAACTCAAGGATAAGAAGAACCCTCTTGATACCCAAAAGAAAATAGACAACAACCCCTTCAGTTCATTGGAAACAATTGAACAGCTGCAGAGTAAATCTGCGGAGGTTGATAATATTATTGAATGGGCCGAGGACTTGTTATTTGAGAGCGATGGCTACGCCGCTGAAGATGTAATAACAGAATTACAGGGAAGCGAGTTAACCAAGGCCGACGTTAGACGATCACTACTCCAGGCCAGAAAGGCAAGTAAGACATTTCTACCCGACCAATTGCGTAAAGTAGAGGCCCAGATAAAAGGGGCTGAACTTGAGACCGCATTTGAACAACGGGCAAAGGAAGAACTATCTTGGCTCACTGGCGACGACAATGATACTAGGAAACAATACGAATCCACAATATCTGATCCAAGGTTTAAAAAAATCAAGGAAGTCGTTAAGAGGGAGGCACCTGAAATATCTGGTCAACTTGATTACTTTTTTGCTCATGCTGCTAACAGCATCTACGGCAGAAAACCAGTG